TCAAGAATTAAGACCTATCGATCCAAGAAAAATTCGTCGCATTAAGAATATTAGAAAAGATAAAGATGGTAAAGGTGTTGAAGTTGTAGTTGGTATTGAAGAATACTACATCTATAATGACAAAGGAATTACAGAACAAACAACACAGGGTATCCGTTTAACTGTTGACTCTGTGTTATATTGCGGTTCTGGTATGGTTGATGCTAACACTGGAATGATGTTATCTTATTTGCATAAAGCAATTAAGCCAGTCAATCAACTTAAGATGATCGAAGATGCTGTAGTTATTTACCGTATCTCTCGTGCTCCAGAGCGTAGAATATTTTATGTTGATGTGGGTAATCTGCCAAAGATTAAAGCAGAACAATATGTTAATGATTTAATGAATCGTTATCGTAATAAAGTTACATACGATGCTAACACTGGCGAAGTCCGTGACGATCGTAAGTTTCTTTCGATGCTTGAAGACTTTTGGATGCCTCGTCGCGAAGGTGGTAAGGGAACAGAAATTACTACACTTCCAGGTGGTCAAAACCTTGGTGAAATCCAAGACATCCAATACTTCCAAGAGAAATTGTATCAGGCACTTAATGTGCCAACAAGCAGACTTAAATCTGGCGATGGTTTCCAATTGGGTCGTGCTTCTGAAATTAGTCGCGATGAATTGAAGTTTACAAAGTTTATCTCTAGATTGCGTAAGCGTTTTACTGCTCTCTTTAATGACGCTTTAAAAGTTCAATTGATTGCTAAAGGTATTATTCGTGAAGACGAGTGGTCAGATATCAAGAAAGATCTGCGCTACGACTTTATGAAAGACAACGACTTTGCTGAGTTGAAAGATGCTGAGATTCTTGCTAATAGAATTCAGGCATTACAACAAATTGAGCCATATATTGGTAAGTTTTATTCAACCGATTGGGTTAAGAAAAATGTTCTGCGTTTATCTGAAGACCAAATCGAAGATATGGATACACAAATCAAGAAAGATGGAGATTACCAATTAAGTAATGCTCAAATGCAAGGTCAAATGGCTGGTATCCAACAAGTTGCTACCAACCAAGAACTTGATAAAGCTGGATTCCTAGATACTGGCGAAGACAAAACAGGAGATAAGAAATGAGTACTCGCGATTTAATTGATGCAATTTACAGCGGAGATGCTACTAGCATTGAAGCAGCGTTTAACCAAACAATGGCTGTTAAAGTATCTGAGAAGTTAGACGATATGCGTTCTAATGTTTCTCAGAACATGTTCGCTTCTCAAGAAGAAGTTGTTGAAGAAGAAAAAGAGCCAAAGGTAAAACCTATGGGAACTCATCCAGGAAACGAGAAAGACGAATTGGATGACGAGAAGTTAATTAAGAAAATGGTTAAGAAGTCTGCTCTTAAAAATGAAGAAGTAGAAAACCTTGACGAAAAGAATTGGATCGCTGGCGCTATCAAACATCCAGGAGCAGAAACTGCAGCAGCTAAAAAAGCTGGTGAGTCTACTCATGAATATGCTGAGAAGCATAAACACGCTACAGGTACTGCAGGAAAGCGTGCTCGTTTGGCATTAACATTGGCTAAATTAAACAAGAAAAAGTAATGACTAAAAGTTATAACTCGTTCCGCAAGCAAGTCCTATCTAATAATGGACTTTCTGCATCATTCACAGTTTATAACTACTATGTTGATATTTCTGAAGAGTTAGATATTTTCGTTGATGGCGACCATGTTGAATATGAAGCGAAGACATTGGAAGAAGCAAGCAATTACGCAAAATCATATATTGAAAACATTAAGTTATTAGAGAATATTGAAACGACAATACCTGAAGAAAAAGTAGCTAGTTATATTAGACAATATCACGATATCGATAAAATTACAGATACCCTTATAGAATCATATATTGAGCTTGCTTCTTCCAATGTTTTTACTATCGATCCAGTTGTTACTGCGATTAAAGAATCTAAGTTGTCAGAATTTTCTGGTAAGTTAGAATACGAATTAGAAGATGGTTCTGTTGTTGCGATTGACGAGTCTACGCAAGAATCGCTAAATATATTATTGAAAGAACACAACGAAGTTGTTGAATATATGCGCGAAAGCAAAGACAACTTTATGAAAATAATAAAAGAACTCGGGGAATAAAATGGCTGTCTTATTTACAACTGTTAAGAATACAAACCAAGAAACAATTATCCACTTCGATACAGTGGCAGCTGAATCTGGTACTATTGCTTTGAACACTCTTGGTTGTTCTACACAAGCATTGACATCTGGTGGAACTCCTACTGTTAATATCGTTAAATTTTTCTCAACTGGAGAACTTGGTGCTGGATTAAGAATTGTTCGTAACAGTAAAAATATTATTGCTTGCGCTCCAGAAAATGCTCCAATGTTGGATTTAAATTCAAATGGATTTTCTGACCACACAAATAATACTTACGATATTGTTGTAACAAATGATGTTGCGAAACCAGTAACTGGTTATCTGGTTCTTCGTAAAGTGTCTGGTTGGGATACAACTGTTGAAAATGCTACTTATGGTGCATACGATGACCCAACTGTAGTTGGTCCAGATAGCAATTCTGGCGCACCAACTGGAACTGGTAGCAATAACGCAGGAGGAGCATTCAGATAATGAAACTAATTAGAGAAGATGTTCACGATACTAAGTTTATCGTAGAAGAAAAAGAAGGAAAGAAGACTCTCTTTATTGAGGGAGTTTTCTTACAATCAGAACTCGTAAATCGTAACAACCGCATGTATAAAGAAGATATTATGGATCGCGAAGTCGGTCGTTATCTTAAAGAGTGCGTGGAAAATAATCGTGCTTATGGCGAACTTGGTCATCCAGAAAACCCATCTATTAACTTAGATCGTGTTTCTCATATGATTACTTCTTTACGCAAAGAAGGCACAAATTGGATTGGAAAAGCAAAGATTCTAGAAACACCTATGGGTAACATTGCTCGTGGTTTGTTAGAGGGTGGTGCAAATCTTGGCGTTTCAAGTAGAGCAATGGGATCCCTTCAGGAAAACTCTGATGGCGTTCAGGTTGTTCAAGATGACTTTATGTTGTCTACAGCTGCGGATATCGTAGCTGACCCATCTGCCCCAGACGCATTCGTGCGTGGAATTATGGAAGGCAAAGAATGGGTTTTTGTTGATGGAAAGTTTGTGGAAAAACATATCGAAGAAACAAAACGAGCAATTAAAAAGGTTTCTTCAAGACAATTAGCCGAAACTCAAATTAGAGAGTTTCAAAATTTCCTGAGTAAAATCAGGTAATTTATAAATAATTACATAGAACTTATCCAGTTACAGGAGATAACAAGATGTCAATCGAACAAAAAATCGCTGAAATCCTTGCTGAATCAAAAGCAAAGAAAACAGCACTTTCCGAAGAAGTAAAAGAAATGGGTGCTGAGCATGGCGCTAACAATAAAGTTAGAGAGCATGAGTCAGGAAAAGAAGAAAGCCATTTAAAAGGTTTTACTGATGGTCACACTAAAGTTGATGGTATGAATCCTGACAACAAGCGTAATTCTGCTGAAGAGCAAGAAGAAGGCGAAGAAGGAACTAAAGACCACAGCCGTGACAATCCAGCAAACAAACATGCTGAAGCAGCTGAGAAGAGCCACTTAGATGGTTTCGCTGACAAACATGAAGTTCACCATACTACTCCATTCAAGTATGATGATCATATCAATGCTTTGACTAAAGGCGAAAACCTCCCAGAAGGTTTCAAAGAAAAAGCAGCTACAATTTTTGAAGCAGCAGTTATGTCTCGTATTACTGAAGAAACTGCTCGTTTAGAAGAATCTTATGCAGCTCGTCTGCAAGAAGAAGTTGAAAGTATCAAAGAGGGTCTTGTTGAAAAAGTTGATGGATATCTCGGCTATATTGTCGAGCAGTGGGTGCAAGAGAATGAGTTAGCCCTTGAATCTGGTATGAAGTCTGAAATCATGGAGAGCTTTATTGAAGGTATGAAGTCTGTATTTGCTGAACACTATATCGAAGTTCCAGAAGAGAAGTTTGATGTATTGGCAGATTTACAAGAACAATTATCTGAAGTAGCAGCTAAACTTGATGAACAATTAGAAGCAAATGTTGAATTGACTAAAGTTGTTAATGAACAGAAGCGTGTTACAGCTATCGCTGAAACTGCTGATGGATTAACTGATACTGAAGTTGAAAAATTCGCTGCTCTTGCTGAAGAGTTGAGCTACGAAGATTTAGATACATATGCTACAAAATTACAGACTATCCGTGAAAATTATTTTGGTAAATCAAAAGCAGCTGTTTCCACTGTGAAATCTGCTGTTACTGATACACCTGTTGAGCAACTAACTGAGGCAGCACCTATCGATCCTTCTGTTAAGAAGTATCTTGATGTCCTCGACAAATTTAAACAATAAAAAGGAAATAAAAATGTCTACTCAAGACCGTCAAGCCCTATTAAAGAAATGGGCACCAATCCTTGAACATAGCGCAATGCCATCAATCAAGGATAACTATCGTAAAGAAGTTACTGCTGTTCTTTTGGAAAACCAAGAACGCGAAGGCGCAAAGCAAGCAGAAGCATTGTTCGAAACTATCGCTGCTAACAATGGCGGAACTGGTGTCGCATTAGGCGGATCTGGTTCTTCTACTGGTACTGTTGCTGGTTACGATCCAGTGTTGATCAGCTTGGTTCGCCGTGCTGCTCCACAAATGATCGCTTATGATGTTTGCGGTG